AAGCATACTTGCTACGGCTTGCTCACGCACCTTACCGTACTCTAAATCTAAATCAAACTTCTTACGATTTTCCTTTGATGGTTCTAGGTTATTCATGTTGTCTCCTTTCTAGTGAGTTTCAGCCCAGTTATTGCCTATTTTATATTCACTGTCAAGTGGACACTGAACATTTAGTTCTTTCTCCACACGTTTCATAGCTGCTTGAGTTAGCTTTCCAAACGCTTCTGCTTGGTCATGTCGTATCTCAAACTGATATTCATCGTGGATGCTGGCGACAAGACGATAGTCAAAGCCCTGTCGCGCAGCCAATGTTATTTGACGCAGCCATTCTTTACAAATGATAGCCCCTGCACCTTGCAATAGAAGGTTAGCTGAAGCGTGTTGCTGTCGTACCTTTAGTAGTCTACCATCAAGGCCACGAACATAACCACTACTAGCTGCTCTGTCAATCTTATCACGCAAAGATTTCAAGGCAGGTAGGTTAGCCATGAACTTGTCCATGATGGCCTTACCTTCTCTGGCTCCACCACCTACGATGGAACCAATCTTGGCTGGACCTGCGCCATAGATGAGTGCATATATGAATGTCTTAGCATCATCTCTAGTAGGTAGTCCAGCCGCCTTTTGATTTGCAGTATGGATATCTCCACTCACAACTTCTTTAGTAAAGTTGTCGTCACACATATAGTGTGCAAGACATCGTAACTCCAAGGAAGAGGCATCGCAGCCTAGTAATGCATACTTATCATCACTAGGTATCCACACAGCACGACACTCCTTACCATACGGTGAGTACACCGCTGGTACTTGTGCCATGTTGGGTGAGTTGTGAGCCATGCGTCCGCTGATAGCCTTCAAGGTAATAACTCTACCATGAACTTTACCATCGTCCTTCACAACATTCAGCCAAGACTGAACCTGCGACACCCTCTTCTGTAACAGCAAATAGTGTGCAATTTTCTTTGCCTCTGGGATATCTACACCCTTCAACGCACCTTCATCTACGATGGGGTGTCCTGTAGGTGTAAAGTTATTCGGCTTCCAACCTTTCTCCATTAGGCGTTTACCTATCTGCTGTCGTGATGCAGGGTTGAACACTTCTACATTGTCCTTTAAACGCTTACCAGTCTTCTCTGAGTAGCGTTGAGTAACAATAGGTGGGAAGATACCCTGCATTTCTCTTTCAATGGCTACTGCCTCTTGTGTGAGCCGTGCTACTAAGCACGAAGCTTCAACAACATTAAGCTTGAAACCATTGTGTTCCTGTCTGTCAACGATGGCTCTTACCTGATGCTCTAATTCAATACTCTTCTTAGAATATTTCTTTAGCACAGGTAGTAGATGTTCATACAGTTTAACTGTAAGTTCCACATCGTTGACACAATAAGTTAGCATCTCTTCATTGAAAGAAGAGAAGTCTTTGTATTCAATCTTGGGAAAGCCAAGACGCTCACCCCATGCTGCGAGTGAGTGTCCACCTTCCAGTGATGGGTCAAGAAGCTGAGACAGGATAAGCGTGTCTCTCACCTTTCTAAGTGGGATGTTGCTTCCTGTTAGCTTATTCAATACTGGTGCATCAAAGGACACGCCGTTGTGCATGACAAAGATATCTACATTGTCAGACCAAGCAGCGAAGTCCTTGATGTTATCACCGTACCACTTCTTGACATCACCAGATGCTAAGTCTTGAGCCACGATACAGTGTATCACTGTGGCATCAATCGCATCTGTCTCAATGTCTAGTGCTACTTTCAAAGGAAATCCTCCATCTCTGTTGCGTCATCCTTAACCTCAAAGGGGTTGTCAATTTCCGACATCCTACCACTTTGTTTGTCATAAAGCAAGTAGGTTGCTACACCTGTCTCACCTGCATAACGATTCTTCAAGACACGAACCGTAGTTGTGTTGGCTTGTGTCTCATCCTTGGCTTGTTGGTCACGCTCTAGTGCAATGACTGCATCACTAATCTGTGCAATGCTATGTGAGCCACGTAGATGGTTAAGAGAAATCTCTTTACCTTCTTCCTGCCCCTTGTCACCTGATGCCCTACGCAAGTGAGACACAAGTAACATAGCACACTGTGTTTCCTCTACCAGACTACGAAGCTTAGTCATAAGCTGGTCAATGTTACGCCGTTCATCTGCACCTTCTAAGCCTGATACAAGGATGGATAGGTGGTCAATCAGAATGAACTTACAGTCAAGAGCCTTGACCATGTAACGTACACGGCTAAGTATCTCATCTGTAGTCATTGAACCGAAGTGGTCAAAGGCAAAGAACCTGCGAGTACCAATGGTCTTATCCTCAAGGGCTTTGAGTTGTTCCATTGTGTAGTTCTTTCGTATCTCATCAATGTAGATACGGTCATTAGCCTCAACAGACATCAGGTGAAAGGCAGTCTGTGTAATGTTTTCCTCAAGGGAAAATACACCTACGTTGTGCTGTGTCTGTGTCAGTAGGTGATGCATAAGTTCTCGCATCAGGCTTGACTTACCAGCACCAGTACCTGCGGTTAGCGTAACAAGTTCTCCAGTACGCATTCCGAAAAGCTTATCGTTCAATCCCTGATAGGGATAGAGTACTGTTTCCCTGTTGTTCTCCGCATACATTCGGTCAGTAATGTCGGCAAGGTTGAAGATACCTGCAGGTGTATACTGCTTTGCATTCCACCATGCACGATTGAACTCTTCACGCTTGTTGTGCTTGAGATATTCATTGGCATCCTTGTACTCCATGTCCATAATCTTACAACGATTAGGTTCAAAGAGTTGAGCCACTGCATTAGCAGCTTTCTTACCATGCTCATCGTTGTCAAAGCATAGGACGATTGTCTCAAACTTATTGAGGTAATCATACTGAGCCTTCACATCTTTCAAGGCAGACTGTGCGCCATTCTTGATTGATACGACAGGCCACTTGGAACCCATCAGTTCGTATGCAGACATAGCATCTACCTCACCCTCACATAGGGTAATGAACTTACCTGCTTGCTGGAAATGTTTCTGACCAAACAGAGTTGCTTGCGGTAGTGTGCCTTCTGCATTGAAGCCCTTGGTCTGTACCTGTCTGACCTTGTTGGCAATGTGTGCGCCTTCTGCATCGTGGTATGGATAGATGTGTTTGGTAATCTGTCCGGTTGCATCACGAACAGACTCAACCCCAAAGAACCTACAGGTTTCCTGACTGATGCCTCTGTCAGACAACGCATTGACCTGACCTTTGGTAAAGTGGTTCTGATAGACACCCCGAATAGGTGCTGCTTGATTAGGTACATTCATATGGTCATCCCCTTTCTTACCTGTGTATGTATTACATGAAAAGCAAAACTTATGTCCGTCATTGAATAGGACATTGCCATCTGATGAGCCGCAAGCATTGCATTCTCCACGGCCTATTTCTTTTGATGGTTCTTGTTGTTGCATAACATCTCCTTCCTGTGTTAGCGATAGTAGTATAAGGCTAGTACCTCACCCCTGTCAAGGACATACAGCATACGGTCAGTCTGTTTTGTCTGTAGTCCTATGGCTCTGGCAAGCCTCGCCCTGTCCTCTATCCATTCATTCGCATCGTCTGTCTGCTCAAAGTTATAAGGAAACTTGCCAGTCTTTTCAAGCTTTATCTGCTTCATCTATTGTCACCTGAACCTTGTAAGGTTCCATTACGTTGACGTTCAGCCAGCTTATACAGGTTGTCCTTTGCTACATCCTCAAGGTCAATAGACAAAGTCTGAGAGAGACAAGCGACATACCATAGGACATCACCAAGTTCTGCAGCAAGCTGCTTCTCTTTCTCTGGTGTGCGTCCATCCCGGATAAATTTCTTTACCTTATTTGCAATCTCACCTGCCTCACCTGCTAGTCCAAGCGATGCATAGTAGATGCCCATGTCCTCTGGAAAGATGGCAGTTTTCATTGCGAGTTTTTGATATTCATTTAGTTTCATGTGTAAGTTCTCCTTTTTTTATCCAACGCTTTGCAAGTTGCCTTGCATACTCAAGCATATCTGTTTCATGTTTACCTACTATTTTTCCTTTCTCAGCAAGCAGTATCTCATATGAGTACCTCCACATACTAAGCTTCTCATCTACAATATAGATGACAGCTTCTCTGCCTGTGTCACCAGTGTATTCCTCTAACAGTTCAGGTGTCATCCCTATCCTCCATCGTGGCTAGACTAAACGCAAAGCCCTCGCTGTCTGTGTATATTTCATCTGCCTCCTCACTGGCTAACTTCTTAGCATCTTTGGAATCATAGCCCTCATCCATGTACTGTTGATATAATTCTCTGAACAAACGCTTCTTATCTTTTTCCCAAAGGTTTTGCATACTGAAACTCCTTTCTATATGTAGGCAGGTTCGTCATCATACACTTCGCCAAAGTCTTCCCACTCTTGTTCCCAAGAGGGCTGACCATCAAAGTGATTGTGATACTCATTTAAAAATTCATTTATCTCGCTAATGTCCAACTGACTAGCAGGGCAATCAGCACAATCTTCAACAAGAGATAACTCAACATCTGGAACCTCCGAATGGTCTGTGTAATTAAACTTTTTCATCTGCGTCCTCCTTCAATACATAGTCAGCATACCACATACTATGCCCATCACTATCTTTTTGTGGTTCAAGATTAACAATCTCTCTCAGAGACATCATAGCCCTTTCCATCTTGTCCAAGTGTCTGAGTTCTAGGGTGCGACAATCATCTGCATATTGCAATGCATCCTTTATGTTATTGTAAACGCTAAGAAGTTCACGGCGTTGCTCAAGTGTGATTGTAATTTGTTTAGTAGTCATATCATATAACTCCTTTGCTTTCTGTTTCATAAACTCTTCATGTCTAAGCATTCTTAATATACCTCTTAGGTTTTGTCAAGGGGTATGTACCCATCTGTTTATTTATCATGCCAATTATTTCATCGTATGATTCCTCAACGTGAAACCCACCGTTGTTGTTCATACCATTTTGAATGGTAGTTTTCTTGCTGTCTTGATGGACAGCCCAGACATCACCAACAAGAAATAGTTTGCCACCATGTTTGCTAGTCAGTTCAAGCTTTATCATACTCACCTCCCTCGTCAAGTTCATACAGGTCATCTACATCTATACCATCACAAATGTATGAGTAGTCATAGTTAGGTATGTTAAACAGCTTTATACTACCATCCTCATTACGAATGTAATCATCAGCTTCAACATCCACTACAGCTACTGACATATCCCAAACAGTTATACCATATGTTTTATTAGGGTCAAACATCCTTTTTCTCCTTCTCAATTTCTTCCCACATTTGAACAAGTTCACAGGTNTTNAACTCTCCACCTGTCAGAGACTTCCACTCTTTCATNGCTTCCATCTCTGCAATCTCAACGCTTGGTGCATCTACTGCTATNTGTCTCACAACAGTACCCATCACCATACANTGGTATGTACTACTCATAACTTATCCTTCCATGTTAAGTAAAGAAACAACGCCATCAGTATGGCGTATAACATTAAGACACCAGACACAAAGTAATCCTGTGTGTCCAGTGTTNGTAACTGATTGAATACACACAATAATGTATGACATTCGGTAATCATTTGATTACTCCAAGCACCCAATTTTCTGCACAGTTCTCAGCATATGTCTCACTGTGTCCGGTGATGTTGCGTTCCTCTACGATTGCTGCGTCCTGTATCATAATTACAGTGTAAGAACCATCAGTCTCCTTAAAGACTGAGGCTTTACGATAGGCTCCATCACCACGGCTGCAATCTGCATCACTATAAAACTCATGTAGTAACATCGTCAATCTCCTCTACATCTACCTCTGTGTGGTAATCGCCATCGTATTCTTTCCAAATCAAATCAGATTCAAAGGCCATACGCTTGGCTTGGTCAACAGATTCAGCCTCAACGATGGCAACACAAGCCACTGTATAGCTTCGGGTTACTTCATACTTAGTTTTCATATCTAATCTCCTTTACACTTTCAATTTCAGATATCATTATCTCTGTGTCCACAGGGTCTACGTCCTGCTCCAC